GCAGCATAGAACCACGAGATGACACAAACCGACTCGCTAAACAGGAAAATATCTTGGAAGTATTCAAAAAGAATGTTGGACACTTTCCAAATCTGAAAATCGTGCAGTCTCCAGGAATGGAAGCGGTTAAAAATTACGCAGACAATTCGATTGATATGGTTTTCATTGATGCAGGGCATACTTATGAGGAAGTTTTTGAAGACATTACTGCTTGGTTGCCGAAAGTTAAAGATACAGGCATCATTTCAGGCCACGACTATATGCCACAGACGTGGATGGGCGTGTGCCAGGCCGTAGATGAGATACTTGGACCGATAAACCGAGCTGATAGCATCTGGTGGATTCCAAAAGCCGAGATTAAAGCTGCCACAATCCCTAAAAAGATTCATACCATCTGGCTTTCTGATGACCCAATTCCTGAAACTATCCAAAAAATCATAGATACCCAGAAAATTTCAGGTTATCAACATAGTTTGGTTACTATGTCTAACTTTCCACCAGTCCGAAATGCTTACTTAGATGCTGCAATCCAGGCTAAAAAATGGGTGAAAGCTGCTGATTACTTGAGAATGTGGCTGATTGCTAATGAAGGTGGCATTGTGCTTGACGCCGATATGGAAATATTGTCTGGTAAAAACTTTGATGATATGTTGAGCGACCCGATGTTCGCAGGTGTAGAAGAAAACGGATTTGTTGGATATAGCTTAGTTGGTGGTGTTAAGGGCCACCCTGTTGCCAAAGAATATTTGAAAGTTGTGCCAGAGAGATTCAAAGGCGATGATGACAAAAACTTTGAATCAAGTATGGAGATATTTACTCATTTGGCTTTGGGCCGAGATGACGTGAAGATTTACAGCCCGTTATATTTCTTTCCCTACAACCACCAGACTGGAATAATTGATGTTCAGGATTATACCCGAACATTTCATCACTTTCTGAAGTCTTGGATTAACACTGAAGACAAATTGCCGACAGTTTCAATTATTATTCCGCAGCTTGGTCGTGAAGGTGGATTGAAGCGATGTCTGGATTCCATAGACGCACTTTATTACCCAAAACATTTACTGGAAGTGATTATTGAAAAGGGTGACGAGACTGTGCCAGTGAAGGTAGCGAATGCTTTGGCAAAGGCCGAAGGCGAAGTCATCGTTTACGCAGCCAATGACATTGAGTTCACCCGTGAAAGCCTCTACCGAGCAGTTAAACTTTCTGAAAAAGGTTATGGACTTGTAGCTTTCAATACTGGAGAAATTTATGAAGATGAAGGCAATATTTGCGAGCATTTCCTGATTACCGAGGAATTGATTAAACAACTCGATGGTCAAATCTTTGACACAGACTTTCATCACGTAGGCGTGGATAATCTGCTTTGGGCTAAAGCTAAAAAGCTCAATCAGGCTACTCGTTGTGAAGAAGCTGTCGTAATTCACCACCACTTTACTAAAGGCAATGTAATGGATGAGGTTTACGACAAAGGGTGGTCCAAGAATGTTGAAGACCGAGAACTACTTAAACAGAAATTAGCAGTCTTATGAAACTATTAGAGCCATTTTCGATGAGAGATTTCAGCAGAGGACGTATTGACAAGACTGTCGTTACGCCTGCTTTGACGCCTCTAAATTCTGTGGCTCAATCTGTAAACGTAGATTATTCGGAAGTGATTGGCGGAGCGATTGTTCGTAAAGGAAACAGACGATTACAGAATTTGCAGAATGTTGTGACTACAGGTGAAGGTCAGACGACTCGGAATGGAAGTTCTGAAGTTTTCGATGTGAATTGGCTGGCTCAAACCTTTGTGCCGACAACCAACAAGAATGTTCAAATGGAAGTTGACCTTTTCTTAATTAAGACAGGTGCTCCAGGAGATTTGATTGTTCAGATTCAAAACACTACTGCAGGAGTTCCAAATGGAACAGTTCGAGGGTTTGCTACTATTCAAGCAAGCAAGGTTTCGGGTGCGGGCGGAGTAGTCCAGGTGCTCTTTGTGCCGATTACTCTAACTGTCGGAACAACCTATGCGATTGTGCTTAAAAGTCCGACTAGCCCTGATGTTGCTAACAAGTATGACTGGGCAAAACAGAGTGCCAGTGTAGGTGGGGCAAAAGTTTCGACAAACTCTGGTGTATCTTGGTCTGCAGTTGGTGCAGCCGATACGTTTTACTTTCAGATGCGTGTAGTAAATGTTGCTGGAACTTATAGTGAAGTTCCGCTTGGTAACTTTGCGGGATTGATTGCAAGCACGGTGTTCAGCGTAGTCTCTTTTGTTTCTACTATCTTGGGATTAGGGGTTATTTATTGGTATAGTTCGGCTACAGGCCAATGGGAAATTTCAAACGTCCAAGACTTGAACCCAGATTTTCCAGTGCGGTTTGCAGTCTTAAAGGCTGCTTTGTTTGAGGCTAACGGTGTTCAGGCAATGAGATATTCATTGGACCGAGGACAAACTTGGCAGGTAGGGACAACTAATAACATTACAATTACTGAAGACAGCGTTATACCTAGTCTGCTTTGGGTAGCAAAAAACCGAATGCTGGCTGCGGGTTATTCTGGATTCCCTTCACGAGTTTATTTCTCAAGCATCGTAGACCCAAACGCCTCCAACTTTATTACCTGGAATACTGACCCAGATGACGGGGATTGGATTGATATTAACCCTGATGACGGTGGAAATATCACAGGCTTTTCGGATACGTCCAACCTAGTTCTGATTTTCAAAAACAATGCGATGTATCGCCTAAATACAATCAGCAAAACTGTTGATTCAGAAAACATTTTCAATATCGGAGCTGTCAGCCAAGAAGGGATTGTGAAATGTCTCGGATTGACTTACTTCTTTAGCAGATTTGGAATCTATCGAACAGATGGCGGATTCCCAGAGATGATTTCCAGAGCTGGAGTGCAAGACTTCTTGAATAAAATCCTGAACATTCGCAGAGTCTATGCTGGGACTGATGGATTCAATGTCTATTTCTCAATCGGGAACATTCGCTTAGACTTTGACCAAACCAATTCCAGGCAACTGCAAAATGTTGTGTTGAAATTTTCTCCACGTGATGAATCGTGGCAGGTCTTCACTTATACCAAACGTCTCGGTCAGTTCGCTTATATGCAACTTGACCTAAATGACCCAACTTTGGACAGAGTTACGTCAGCCCAATTTAACGGCGATATTGGTCAGATAAATTATTTGACTACAAATGGTGATTCGACTGACTATGATTTACCGATTCCATACGAGCTTGAAACCCAGGAACTTGAGATGGGGAATCGGTCTCATCTAAAAGTTATCAGCGACCAGGTAGTTATTTATACGCTTTTTGGTGGCAATGGAGCGTTCCAAATCAGGGCCGATGATAATGATTTCAAACCATTTGATGTGACTCTGAACAATCGAGTGAATATTGCCATAAATGTAAACATAGAGGCTCGATTCTTTACCTTCAGATGGCAAGGCGAGGCCAATGGGATTCGGCCACAACTTCAAGGATTCTTACTGCCAACATTAACAGACCAGGGAATAGTCAATGAACACTCCTGAAGACGAATATAACAATTTAGGGATTAAAAAAAATCTCCCGATGGACTTAAACCCCGTCAGTGAGAAGATTATTTATAATTCCGCCAAACGACCAACGCAAGGTGGAAGTTTATTGCCAGGCCAGACTATCGCAGACTTGACTTTTGTGTCAGGATATAGTCAAAGACGCATCCGAATTACGATGAATCCTGTGGACAACCCAGTCCAGAATGCAGGCTCAATCGCTATCATAGATGAAAACGGAAACTTCATTGCCGTATTAGGATTCTCGTCAGGCTCTTTTGGAACTCCAGTGTTATTGATTGCTCCGCCTAAAGACCAGATTGGTATTCAGGTTATTGGAGCTGATGACACAACTGCGGATTTGGTAGACTTGCAACTCCCTGACCCTTCAGACGCAGAAGCTATCAGAATCACTCAAAATGGAGCAGGCGATGGTATCCTTATCAACATTGGACCTGCGGGCACGGGCAGAGGCATTGTTATAAACCTTGATAATAACAGTCCTGGAATAATTGTTACCCAAAGTGGAATTGGAAATGCTGTGGCAGGCCAGAGCACAGGTGGCAAGGGCGGAGACTTCACTAGCGTAGGAAACTTTGCAATCGGCCTACAGGACTTTGACCCTGCAGGCGGGATTTTCCAAAGAATTATCGAATTAAATGGGAGTGCTTTGTTCGGACCAGTGGTGGTTCTGTCAGATGGCACTGACCCGAATGGCGTGTTGACTGCTCCTGTCGGTTCACTTTGCATACTAGCTTCACCTACTGGTGATTTGGCAAAAAATGTAGATGGAGCAGATACGTGGGTCAACCTATAATTAACACAAACATATGGCAGGAAATGCAGAAAATCTAATTCAAGTTTATCTAAAACGACCAGACTTACAGGCTTTATACAAGCCGAGTGGGGAAGCCGTGAATCCCAAAGACCCGAAAGTTGCTGGTATTCCAACCTTGCTTGATTGGGCGAAACAATTTGGCTCAAAAGAAGAAGCCTCGTTGAAAGAATTTGCCCCAGCAGCCCCAGTTACAACTCCTGAATTTGACCCAGTGGCAAATGGGATTCCTTTGGATGTGTGGAACAGTCTGACTCCTGGAGACAAGGCTTTTGCTGAATCTACAGCAGGATTATTGAGAAAACAATATGACCAGGGCCAAACCAATGTTTCTATTAACCAGGATTTACTGAACAAAGCTCTGCAGGCAGCTCAAACTGACCCAAACATTATCTCTAAATATGGGGATGCAGCAAAGGCTGCAGCCAGTGATGTGCAGTTTAACTTGGGTCAAATCAATGCTAATTACGCAACCCAGCAGAATCAACAACAGCTTGAAATGGCTAAACAGAAAAAAGATTTAGAAGACCAGCTTGCTGATGCAGGTCAGGCATATTCAGGATTCAGGAAACAAGCTGAAAATATGCTTGGTTCACAACAGGCCAATATTATTCAATCCACTCGCTCCCAGTTGCAGCAAAATCTGCAGAACTTGGGACGAAATTACGAGCAGACTTATGGCAGCGATGCTCTCTATGGTTTGGGTATTCCGTTTACCGCAGGTGGAATTGGTTATCAACCGCTTCAGGGAATTAAAGGCTCTGCTCCTATCGCTAAACAACAAGAGATTGAATCCCGACAGGCTCAAATCTTTAATAACGAGGCATTAACGAAATAAACATATGGCAGACGCATCCACAGTTCCAATTCAAACAACTCCAACCACTCCTGAAGGAAACTTGCAGGGCACGATGGTGACTCCACCACCAGTAGCTCCAGTGCAAGCTCCTGTGACTCCAATTCCAACAGCGAATACGGGAAATTCAAATCAATTTGGATTGTCACAAGTGATGAGTGCTTTGGAAGCCAAGACTCAATCAAACAATGCGTTGATGACGCAGCGTAATTTGATTTTGAAACATTTATATGACCAACCGCTTACGGACCAGGAAAAACAACAGCTTGACCCGACTATTTTGCCTGGGGTAAATTCCAATGACAGGAATCAGCTTGATTTGTCACTTCGTTTAATTGGTGATGAGATTGCTGGCCGAAATAACACGTTGGACCAGAGTGTTCAGTTTTTAACAAACGCATATACCCAGTCACAGCAAGCTATAGAAAAACAGAAACAGGATGCGATTGATAATGTCCTGAATTTTGCTTCGACTTATAAAGAAAACGCAGGTCCAGCTCTTAGAGCACTCTATGGAGATGAATACGTTAAACAGCTCAAATCTCTTGGCATTGATGTAGACGCTTTGGCTCAAGTTGTGCCTGGACTTGGAGGCACTACTCAAACTTCTGCGGTTGTTTTAGGAAACCCAGTGGGCAATCTGCAAGGTTTACAGACTTATGATACTCGTTCTGCCAACCCAACACTTAACCGACCTACTCGAAATAACAATCCAGGAAATATTAAAGTTTCTGCTTTTACAAAGAGTATGCCTGGAGTTATCGGGGTTGAATCATCTGCAGCAGCAGATGGTGGAAATTTCTTGATTTTCGATTCTCCGCAAGCAGGATTAAACGCTATTGGTTCTTTGCTTCAACAAGGCAAGTCATACCAGGGTGTGAATGCTGAAGTGGCGATGAAGAAATATTCTGGCGGTGGTTATGGTGCTGCAGCAGTCGGGCTTGACCCAGATGCAGACTTCCAGAGCCAGATTAAAGACCCAGCAAACTTGGATGCTGTAACTCAAGCGATTGCAAAGCGTGAAGGATTTTCAGGAGCGGGTTCAGGCACAGATGCCACAGGTTTATCTCCTGAAGCCATTGATTTGGCAGCTAACCAATACTTAGTGACAGGCTCTATGCCGTCACTCGGACTTGGCAGTTCAGCCCAAGTTAGGGCAGCTCGAACTGCTATCTTAAACCGTGCTGCTGAACTCGGAGCAGGGTCAATCCCAGGAATTAACAAAGCATTACTCACTACACTTACTGGCAGCTTGAAACAACAGACTAATTATTTGAACACCATTCAGCGTTCCATCAATACGGTGCACGCTAACTTAGATATTCTGAAAGAAGCTGCGGGTAAAGTGAACAACTCCAATGTCCCAGCGATTAACCAACTAACTAATGACATTAAACTGAAAACTGGAGACGGTGCACTCAATGCCTTCAAAGCAGCCTTGCAGACTGTCCGTTCAGAATATGCTCAAATCTTGGCTCGTGGTGGACAAGTTACTGATGCTGTCCGAGGTGAAGCAAGTATCTTGATTCCAGATAACATTTCCGCTTCTCAATTACAGCAGGTTATTGATGTGTTGAATCGTGAAGCCGAAAACGTGGTCAATGCAGCTCAAGACCAAGTGGATTCAGTCCAGGGGCAGATGAGCGGGATACTTACAGGCCAGCCATTGCCAACGTCAACAGGAACTACAGGCTCAACTGGCAGCACAGCCGATGACATTCTTGCCAAGCACGGAATCTCTACTGCAGGTGGAAGCCCAACACCTACTCCGACCCCAACTCCTACGCCTACACCAGCTCCAAGTAATTTGAAGCGAGCTTTTGCAGGAATTGGTAAATTCTTAACAGGAAAATAATATGGCATATACAGACGCACAAATTCAAGACTTAGCTAAACAGCTTGAGCAAAAAGGTGCTCCACACGCTGATATTGAAGCCTTTGTAAGTAAGGCCAAGTCAGAGCAGATTACTCCGAGTGGTGGGACTTCTCAAGGTGAGGTTTTTCAACAGTCCCAGCAACAATTTAATCCAACTTTCGCAGCTTCAGGCGGAGCATCTGATGTAGCTAAAGTTGTAGGGAATATTCCAAAGAGTGCAGGTCAATTTGCCGTCAATACTGTTAAATTTCTTAATCCTATAGACAAGGTGATGAACGTGGCTAAGTTGCCAGGTGCTCTTATTGGCCTGAACCGAGACGTTAAAGCTGTCGGAGAAGGTGAAGCAAATGTGGCCAATGCGAATCAGCAGCTCATTGAAGCTATCCGAAAGAACCGAGCTGAAGGTAAAGATACTTCACGACTCTTGAATCAATTAAAGATGAATGGTGTGAACGTGCCTCCTGATTTGGAGCAAGATTTGAAACCAACTGCAGTAGCGGGCAAAGCCGTATCAGCAGTCGTGCCTCCAGCAGCCCAACATTTATCCAGAGCAGTTTATTCATATATTAAAGGCGATGCTAATGCAGGAGATAAGGCACTCCAAGAAGCTGAAGCTGCTATCGTCAATGACCCAGTGGGACAAATACTCCCATTTGTTTTGATGACCAAAGCTGTAGCGGACCAGGCAGGATTTGGAGAAAAGTTTAATTCAATCGTAGAGAAAACAGCCAGTCCAGTCACTAAACCTATAACCGCAGCAGGCGAAAAGATAGTAGCTCCATTTAAGGGTTCTGCATTGCCTGAAACTGAAGCAGCGTTTGCGGAACAGGGAATCAAACCACCTTTGTCTGCAATCACTAAATCCCCAGTGCTTAAATCTGCCGAAGCTCTCGCTTCCAAAGGGTTATTTGGTCAGAAGATTATTGATACTGTAAACACCGCCCTGACCCAGATTCAAGAAAAGACTAATGCGATTGTGGAAAAAATAACTCCACAAAAAAGCATTACAGATGAGAACTTGGGCAGAACAATTCAGGAAGGTTTGACTGAATATGAAAATAATTTCAAAGTTACCTCCAGCAAGATTTATGACCAGTTCAACAAAGAAGCTGGGAATCCGAAAGCTGTCGTGGACCGAACTTTAGAAGTTGGCCGTGAAGTTGTAAATCAACAGAGCAAGAGTCAATATGGGGGAGTTGACCCAAAGATTCTCAAGATGGTTGAACGGTTTAATGATACTCCTGACGCTATGCGATTTGATACTCTCAAAGCTACCAGAACCGCCGTAGGCGAGGCTTTGGGCAGAGACCCGCAGAATACTGGATTGAAACGAATTTATGGAGCATTGAGTGAGGATATGAATGCAACAGTTAAAAAAGTTGATTCAGGTCTTGGTGAAAAACTTGATGCTGTGGACGAAGCCTATAGGACTGGTAAGCAAAAGATTGAATCCAATATTTCTTCTTCAATCGAAAAGAGCAACCCAGAGCGGATTGCCAATAATTTGGTGAAACGAAATTCTGCAGGAACTCTAAAACAAGTTAAAGAAATGATTGGTCCTGAACGCTTTGCTGAAGTATCCAAGACTTATATGCGTGGTCTGATGCAGGACTCTGTTACCAGAGGAAAGTTTGATGTGACTAAATTTGAGAAAAATATCAATAAATTGGATGAAGCTACTCGCAATGAACTGTTAGGTCCAGAAAACCAGAAGTTATTGAATGACTCTTTGGTTGAACTGAAGAAATTGCAAGGTCTCGAAAAAGCTATGAAGCCAGGACAGAAAATTGCCGAAGGGAGTCAGACTGCGTATTTGATGAGACTTGCTCAAACGACAGGTGGACTTGGAGCGTTTGTAACTGCTGTTGTCACAGGACAATGGGGACTTGCTTCATCTATTTTGGCGGGACTTGGTGGAGAAGTAGCTGCTGTTAAATTTTTATCTTCAGATTTAGGCCAACAGTTTTTGACTAGAGGATTCAAACTTCCAAGCTCTCCGAATGTGCCATCAGTCAATACTCCGCTTGGTGCAATTAAAACTGCGATTCCAGTGTTAGGTCCAACGGCTGAACAGAATAGTAAGCGTTAGACAGCACTGAATAATGCCATTGCAAATAGTATCAAAAAGAAAGCAGCCAAAGGCATCCATCCTATCATTGCTGCAAGTAACGCAAAACAGCCTGTTGCTAATATAAAGTATCCCATTACTTTTTTACTGGCTTATATGGGACGTAAATAAAGATTGGTGCACGGACCTCGCATTTACCAGAGATTCTGATTGGGCCAGTTGTAGGGCACGAACTACCAGGCTTTACCAATATTCGTTCTATTCTGGGCATATTTGGAAGAATCATTAGACCTAAAACCATCATTATTGTCAAGTATTTCATAAGTTCCTTTCTGTAGATACTATACTCCTATAACAACCGTTTGTCAATAAACTTAAATTATGATAGACTTATCTAAGCTCCCTGCTTCAATAACCTCGAAATTACCCAAGATTTCTACAGTTGTAGAGGATGTTAAAAACGCCTTCAATTCTGGAGTCAACCAGGTCAAAGAGGGGGTGAATCAGGCAGGCTATGCTAAAAACCCATTGCAGCTATTTGAGGGGTCTCTTAAAATGGGAGCAGGAGCAGTCAATTCCGCTCTCGCTCCGATTGCTCCAGTGACCAAGCCTATCAGCAATGCCGTAAACGCTTTAGGGAATAAAATTGGTGATATTAAAGCGGTCCAGAAATTCGCAGATACTACGGCAGGTAAAATCACTTCAAGAGTAGCTGAAGATGTCAGCAACTTATCCACCATTGCGGGAGCTGCTGGCGGAGTCGAAGCTGCAGCAGGAAAGTTATTTCGTAGACCCTGGAGTTTACCTGAAGATGCTCAAGTTGCCGTGAAACAGGCTTATGACCTGACTCAAAAGAATGGCGGAGCTACTATCAACTTAAAAGGTGAGATTCCGAGTGAAGGGTTTTCAGTAGCTACGTCTAAAGCTACAGAGCGGATTATTCCGCAACTGGATTTTGGACTGGACCACCTGACTCAATACGCACGGGAAAACTGGAAGGCTTTGCAAGACCCGAATGCACATATTGGAACTTGGATTGATAATGGCCAAGTCTATATGGATGTTCCATCAGTATTCAAAAACCAGGTGGAAGCTGTGAAAGCAGCGATAAAGGCCGACCAATTAGGAATATTTGATTTAAGTAAGTTTGAAACCATAGGAAAGGATTTATATGAAAAAATTATTAGTGATGATGCGTCCGCTTCCAGGGGAGTCTCCAGAGGAGTTCTCTCAAAGGATGTGGCAAACTCTGCAGGAAAGAAAATTGGTGGACCAGCAGGGAAAGTTAAGCGTTCCAGATAAACAAAATTAAAAAGGGAATTACAAAATGGAGACCAGGGATGTTATAGAACTGACACTCACAGTCGCATCGGGCATCGCTGTTATTACAGGAATCGTGGGAGCAGTTATATACGGGCTAAGGCGTGGAACACGCCAGGAGAAAAACGAAGTCATAAGCTCGGCTGCAGAGATTACGGCTTTTTGGAAGTCACAAGCTGAAGATTATAAAAAAATGAATGAAGCATTGGTTGCTAAAATGGATGCTCAAAAGGCTGATTATACAACCCAAATACACGCCCTAAGCAAAGAGCTTTCGGAGATTCGTGGTAAGTTTGACCAGACTGAAAAACAGAAATTAGAATATCTTTCCATTCTGCAGAATCGTGACCCTGCATTGACCGAGTATATAAAGTTTGCACGTGAAACTACTATTTCTTTCCAGGCGATTGTTAAATCTATGATTGAGGATATACGGGATATAAAAGTAGGAGTGGGTAAAATAATTGGCAAAAGGGCGGAAGATGAGAAGCCTGTCATTAGCTAAAACTAAATGTTTTTTATTAAAGACCAATATACACTTGGCTACAAATGGGGACAGCCTACTTACTACGGCACAAAACATTTGGGCCAGGATTATCTTTGCTCAACAGGGACTAAAGTTTACGCTCCATTTAACGGAACAGTGGTTCGGACGTTTTATGGAACAGAAGGCGGGTATACGACTTGGTTTGTCCCAGATGGTCAGAACCGAACTTTCCGATTTTTACATTTAAGCAAGCAGATTGCTCTCGCTGGGCTTCACGTTCAAGAAGGTGAACTGATTGCCCTATCAGGAAACACGGGAACACAGACGACTGCTCCACACATACATTTTGATGCTTTCAATGGATTGATTTTACCTTCACTGATATACACAAACTTTATCAATCCCGCTACAATTAACTACGTAACTACACCACCGCCACCACCTATGAACATACACAGAATCATTGTTCTACTCTCTCACGTCACCCAGCCTCAATTAGACGCCTTAAAACAGGCTGTGGCTCTGGTCCAAGCTCGTGTGGCTCTACAGGGCAATATACGAGTTGAGGTGGATTATTACCCCACAGATGCGGTATTCCACACCATCACAACTGCTGGCGATAATGGGCAGCCGTTAGTTTTTGCTGACCCAGCAGAGATTGCTACAGTTGGCCATCAGGCAGAACTGGCTTTGAATAAACAAGTGGACAGTGTAGGGTTGATTTATGACGGAGCTTTGGTAGTCGGAACACCCCCAACCAATCCTGTGGAAAACCCAATTATCATTGAAGGGTTCAATCCTTTTTCAATCCCGACAAACTGGTTTACCAACCCAACCACAGGTGAAGTGTTTATGGAATCTTGTGAATTATATTTTTACCACGAGATGCTCCACGCCTGGTATTACATAATCAATGTTGAAAATCCGACTATTGGAGTTCCCGATATGGTCCATTCATATGTGCCACCAACAGGACCAGGGGAAGCCACACTGGAAGCAAACTTAAAATATTTTGATTCGCTGGTCTTACAATTAAAACCTTATTGGGCATCGCTTGCGAATAGCGACTCAATTACTGGAGAACCTATGCTTACTTACAAGTTTACGGATAATCCAACCGAGTATGTTTTGTCAGATGATGCAACCCTCATCCCAATGACGGCTGCAGGTTTGACAAAGGTGCTCGCTGGTCGCCCTGAAAAACTGGTATTTTTAGCTCCATCAGAAAGAGCTAAATACAAGGTGGTAACTGCGGTAGTTAATTAGGTATAATTAAAGGGAAGGAGTTGTATGGATGTTATATCCACCCTGCTTCACAGCGTTCCTGTGGTCGTGGGAATTGCTCTTGTAGCCATAGCTTTGGGCGGTAGATTCCCGCTTTTGACGGGAATTGCTCTCATTGTTTTGGGTCTATTAGTAAAATAATAAAGAAAGGTAAAACTATGCCAGATGAAGATGAACAGAATGTTCCAGTGGAGACTCCAGCCGAGTCAAAGCCAGAACCAGAGGCTCAAGTCTAAACACTTGGGTATTGTGTGGAACATTTATTCTTAGTAATTAAGATTATATGGCCCTACGTAGGAGTAGGTCTCCTGCTCCTACTGTTGGCCAGAAAACTAAAAAAGTTATGGAACTTGTAAATTTAGCTATCGTAGGTGCTGCGGTATCCGTATTGGTTCAGCTTATAAAGAAATATGCTGGAACTAATACCACAGCTACATTGGCAACAGTGGTTGTCGTATCAGGTCTTGCGGGCTGGGGATATTTTGCCGTTCGTGATGCTGCCTTTTGGCCATCATTCGTGCAAATCTTGAGCTTCGCAGGTGCGGTTTATACATATTTGATTCAGCGTTTTCCAGACGCTTCCAACGCCAAGTAACTGTGGATAAATAGTTGACCTAAAATAAAAAAACCCCTAAAATTCAGGGGTGCATTTAGCTTTCCAGGAATAGTAAGGATGCTCCAACGAAAGCAAAAAGGCCCTATATAAAACGAATACTTTGTGCCTCGATGGTGGCATTGCTTGCTTTTTCACCCTATCCCTGGCCAAATAAACCCTTAGAAGCTGCGTCAGAAAAGAATGCAGCTTTAGTCGTATCCGAGACCCCATTTATAGGCCCAAAATTACCAAATCCGCCCCCATTGATGATTCAAGCGGGGGTTTTATATAAGACGAATCCACCGAGCGAGCCTGCTCCACCGCCACCGCCAAAGCCTGTGAAACCAAAACCGAAATACTATGTGACGGCTGCCTTAGTTAGTTCAGATATAGTCTTGCCTGATGACCTTAGCACTGGCGATAAAGTCGGTGACGGCGAGTGCGTGACCTTTGCCAAAGCATATGTCGGAGTTGGCGGGACTTGGGGCTATGGTGGCAGGAATTTGAGCTTAAACAGTGGTCCAGCAATAGGAACTAAAGAGAATCCAGTTGTCATATTGTTTTATGGACACGTAGCTGTCATTATAGGAATGCAGGTTGACGGTGGACTCATTTTGATTGAATCAAATTGGCACTTAAACCATAGAGTTCTAATGGGCCGTATCGTCTACATAGGCGACCCATCCATCCGAGGCTATCACGATTTCAGCAAGCCGTAGGAGGTTCAATGTGGAAACGAACGCTGTGCGACTGGTGCAATAAGATGATAGAGGCCAGTCATCAGAGAATCGAGCTAGACCACCACGTGTTTCACGTGAAACCTACCGATTGTGCGGAAGCCTATCGGGAGTATTGCCGTGAAAAGGTGAAACGAGCAAATCAAAAAGACCGCCCCAACTAGGGACGGTCTCTTTTTTACTTTACCTTTTTCTCGTCATCTTCACCTGGCATAAACATAGCTCCTGTTTAATGACATAAAAAGGCTATCAAATAGGCTAAATACTGTCTATGTGCTATTCAGCTAAAGTCTTTTTCTTGGATTCTTCGTCAAGTCTGGCTTGAGCTGCAGCCACCAAAGCTGCTTTGTTGGCTTCAAACATAATGCCGTCCAAAACTTCTTGGCCAGCATCAGTTAAGTCCAATTCGGAATCCAGATAACCTGCTTTCAAAAGAGTCTGGGTGTCTGCATCCAGCAATCTTTTTTGCATTGGGGTAAGTCTATTCATATTTTTTGCCTTTCGTTTAATTAGTTGACCTAAACCGTTTCCAAAAGTTCCAGGAAGGCTAGTTGGCCATACTGGGTCTGGAATTTGAACCTTAAATTCGTAATTTACTACGTCCTGCATAACTCTTGCCATATCTCTGTCCGATTCCTTACGGGGGTTGACCAAGAATGGTCCACCTCTAAGTGCGTATTGGCAGTCTGGACAGTTGCAACCTTCTTTATACACTCTGTCTATTGTTGCCATAGATTTTATCTTAATTATTTACCTGTAGGAATTGGCAAATATTGGAGCGGGCCATTTGTCCCTGTGATGTAGTATTGTGGATAATCACCCTTCCAATGTTTTGCGAACTCCAGTTGAACTTCAAGCTCTTTTAAGCGAATGTAGTTAGATGAATTTGCTGCATCTCCCTGCAATCGGATTGACTGGGCTTCAGCTTGGGCCTTAGCGATTGACTGCTGGGCTTCAGCTTGAACTTGGACCAGTTTATTCTGTGCTTCTTTAGCACGCTGTTCGGCTGTTACTTTAGCTTCGATAGCAGCGTTGAACTGTGAACTAAAATCAAAGTCTACGATTGAAATGTTGTCCACAACTATACCAGTGCCAGATAGTTTATCTACAAAGTTAGTTTTAATTTCATCTCTGACTGCTTCTCGCTTTGTGACTAATTCCTCTGCCGTATATTTGGCTGTAGCAGCTTTAACTGCTTCCTGAATGTTTGGAGCAATATATCGGCTGGAGTAGTCTTGTCGAACAGCTTTGTAAATTTGCAGGACTTTAGTTTCGTCCAAGTGATATGTTACCGCAATCTTGGATGATACTGTCTGCAAATCTTTGGAAGCTGCGGATGCTGTGGTTTCTTCTTTTTGAACTCTCACGTCCATTTTAACCACGTCTGTGGAATATGGGTTGATGAAAGTAAGACCTGTGCCAATTACTTGGTCTTGGGCTTGACCGAATTTCAAAACGATACCACGTTCTCCCTCTGAAACCTGAACAAAAGGCCAGGACATTAGGATAGCAATTAAAAGAACCAAACACAACACTCCGAACCCAACTATTTTACCTGTTTTTGGGTCGCCTTCTTCGTCTGTGAAAAAACCCATACGTTTACTCCTTATCCTCTGGTTTGTTACCCAGAGCGTTAATAACTTGTGACGCCCCGAACCCGATGATGAACCCGAACACGAACATAATGACCGCTAATCCCATCATTTTGTTCCTCTCTGCTCTAGTGAGCTTTAATTAACTAACGTCTGAACAGGTATGTTTACTTTGCTCTTTGGCCGTTATCATATGTTAGACCCAGGGTGCTATGTAACTCCACCGTTCAGAAGTCAGTCAATTACCAGATTTTTTTATACGCTGACCGAACTGGCTGAACTTTCAAAGCAGCTTCAGCTTGTGCTTTGGTATGGCAGCCATAATATCTTTGCCCATCAATCTCAATCACCCATAATCCTGACACGGTAAGACGCAAGACGCTCGGCAATTCTTCTTCGGTTATTTGATAAATTTTATTCAATGTAGAGATTGTTAAGAAGCGAGACGCTGAATACTGCCAATCGGACCGAGGAATTTTTGACCTGATAGTAACTGTTATATTTATACGTAAAGTCTTTGATGTCTTGGGTTCGGATGATGTAAGAATTTCCATCGTAGCCGACTATCAAGTCTCTGTGGCCATTTACGTCATCAACTTTGAGGCCAATTCCATAAATATTGAATCCGTCCTTGACCCAGCCGAATTGTTTTGGTGAACCTGCTCCATAAAAAGGGGCTTTGATGTCTATACGTTTCATTTGAGTTTATCCTCTAGGACAGCTAATTCTTTTTGGATTCTGGTAAATTCTGCGTAGAACTGCATTCGCATTTGTTCTAAATGCTTCTGCAGCATATGCAGCAATACCTCATCCTCAACGTAGTGGAACATTTCGTGAGAAAAAACAACTTCAACTCCGAATCGCCAGCGATATGTAAAATTATAGCCGTGTTCGGTGATTCCTAATTTTTGAATTAACTCTTTGCGGTCAATTTTAAGGGGTGTTTTCATAAAAGGGTGGGGCGTTGGTAGTCCGCCCCATTTGGTTAAATGTTTCCGACCAGTAACCCGCACTCGGTAGGCACAATCAGATGCGGGAACACGACCATTGCATCTAGGAAATTCTGGCATTCCTTTTGGCGGTCAATCACATTGTCCGCCACGACTGTGCAGTTCGGAGCAAGCAAATCGTGGTCCAGTAACGCCCGAAGCTGCTCGGCGTAACCGTCCTTGTTCGCATCCATAAACACGAAGTCGAACTTGCCAGTCAAAGTAGGGATAATCTTCATCGCATCCCCAGATAGAACCTTGACAGGCAAACTGGCTTCATCGAAGTTGCCTTGTGCTTCTAGTGCTCGTCTCTCGTCCCATTCAATCGTGACCATCTCGCCCTTGAGCCTGCGGGCGAGGTAGCAGCCTGACAGCCCGTGAGCTGTCCCTATTTCCAGGATTCGTTTTGGCTGACGTGCGATGACCAGGGCTTCGAGTAACGGTCCTGTGTCCTGACGGATGGGATTTGCCCAGCCGTGACGACCCTTGTGGTCGTAGCTTTCGCCTTGCTTCGGCATCGCTTCCAGTCTCTCGATTACTGTTTCAACACTCATTGTCGTTGTCCTCCGTTTAGATTACTTGTGCTAACAAAAACCCAATAATAAATCCTAACAAGCAAAATCCCCATTTGGTTATTTGTGCGTTGGTAGTAGTTATCATTCTATACTTAGGTGTTTCGTCCATATGATTATATTTCCATTTCCAGTCTATTGGCTAATTTTTCGTGAGCTTGTTCGACCTCAAACTCGTGTAGAATACCTGACATTTTAACTGCTCCTGCGGGATTGGATGTGTGAATTATAATTTTTGGCAACTAATTAACTTGGCATTCGCCTCCTGTTCTTTCAGGACAATTTGCATTGAGACAAGTATGTTTTACTCCTACGTCTTTTTCCATTTTTCTCATAAGGATTCGGTCTGCGTTTTTGGCTTTGATGTAGTAAGCCACAGCCGTGAAGGTCTCATCGCAGGGATATGGTCGGGATAAGCTGCCCACACTTACTTGATGGCTGATGTCGTGGTCCAGGCTGATGACTTCAGGCTCAAAAGTTTCTAGGAATGAAATGGCAGCGTTGATAGTGCGGGCTACAGTCCAGGATTCGTCTGGTGCGTTTCGGATGTCGTCTACAAATAATTTCATATCACAAATCTTAATGTTGGTTTCGGTGTGTCCGCATCTTCAAAAACCACTTTGGAAATATCAATCCTGCTTGTTTTCCATTGCCCGCATCGGCATTTCCAAATGGGTTTTTTATCTGAAGTTTGGAAGCTCTGAATCTCCAAATCTTGTTTACAAACTGAACATTTCATTGTTTTCGTTTCTTTCGGACCTTACTGGTTAGATGCCAGAAATTGCAAAATGGGCATTCATATATTCGGAAAAATTTGCCGTATGCTGCAGCAGAATTGCGGGCTGTTTGGGCCTGCTTCTTTCCGTATATAATTTTGCCACTACGTTTGCATCGCATAAAAGGCATACGAATTGTTAATTACTTTTTCAGACGTTTGGTATTTTCCTCTAAGTCAATTTCATAATGTAGAACCCACCTACCTTTTTTAACAGCTTTCATCGGGGTCACTACGGATAGATGGACCACGTTTGAACCGTCCTTGTTGTTATCTGGCATTGCGTCTACGGTGCAGTAGCTATACATTCCGTCAGTGTGATGAAAAGTTATCCATTCTCCGATTCGTTCACCAGCTTTGTTGAACGTCTCAACCTTAATTTTAGCTCCTCTGGGTAGGTCGTAGAGTTTCATTGGTTCTGATTAAATTTGTTAATTGCATCGTTCATAGTCTGGGCTAGGTATTGGTTATATCGGATTTGCTCCACCACAAACCAGGTCACAGCAACCACCCATAACATTATTAGGACGCTAATTATGAGTTTATAGGATTTCATTTGTTCTTAATTCGTTCGGCTAATTTCATAAGTTTTTTCAACTCGTAAATTGCTGTCCAGGCATCATCTTTGATTTCTTTAATGGTCCAGTTACGGTCTTCTTTTCCATAGTCTGATAAACCTGGAACGTCAAAAACTAATTTGTCTCCAAGATGAGCGAAGTCATAACCATACCACCAAAAACCTTCAGGCCATTTGGGGATTTTTTCATCTAGCTTACGACCTTTGCGTTGCCCATCACTAGAAAAAGTTAATCCGCCGTGACAATCCAAAGGGATGGAATCATAATCAAACCCTGCAATCGGATGTTCTAATGGAACTCCTAAATAAACACAGAATGAACCAGGGCCACGCATTATAATGATACGCAAGCCTTCGTCAAACCAGTCAGCCACAATAGTGCCAACTTCTTTAATTTGGTCTGCAGTTGTAGTTTCTTCAAACTTCATCGTGTTCAGCGTTAAATGATAGGAAGGCAATTATGAACCAGAATATACCCCAAGCGTGCGACCCGCTTGTGTAACAAATCATTCCAACAATGGCCCAGATAAACCACATTATTCTTCAACCTCCACTAGAAAATAGTGCCAGACCAATCTAACTTTTCCTGATTTAGAACTCATCGGGATTTCTTCAGCAACAGTGTTCATATACACTGACTCTTTTGGCACGATGTCTCCAGTGCCATATTTGTAAACTTTACTTACTTTCATTAGTTTTTTCCTTTAAGATTAAGCCAAAATTCCAGGGGTCTTCAGCTTTCCAATCAAAACCAAGAATTTCGTGTTTTTCTAAACATTTTTCAAAAAATTCTTTGGTTTGCTTATCAAATCTGTAAAAAGCAGTTCCAGTGCCTACTACTGGGATATTGTCTTGGCTAATATTTATATCTAATGCAATCATATTATTCCAGTTCGCTTAATACTTGTTTCTCGTGCTCAATGTTGCGTTCCATTTTGATTTTATAGAACACCTCGAACTCAATTTTCTTACCTTGCTTAGTGGTGGGTTTGAGTTTTTCCCATTGGCGATAGTAGACAGACCGTAGCACTCGGCTGGGAGACTTAGCTTCAGGAAATTCCAACGATTCAGTTGGGATGTCTTTTTCGGTGATATTCTCAACTGTAGCGAAAACTAAATAACCTAACTGCTTACGGAGCTTGAAAATTTCCGCTTCATCAGTGGGGTCAACTTCCTGACAGTCAATCTGGAGACGGATTGTGCCGTCTGCCATCGTGACTACTTTGCTAATTGTGCTAGGTATTTTCAACATAAATTTTAACCTTAACGACCTTGCTTCCGCTTATATGCAGTAAGTCTTTGGGCATAGACGGTTTCTCGGCGAAGATATAAAATCTGTTGTCGAGTCCGCTTGCGGGATAAACTTTAGTATTTTTAGCATTTGATTTATCAATCAATGCGTAGCCTTCAATTACGTGTTTCATCGGAGTTCCTTTTCTTGTTCCAGTCATAGACTTTATCAGCTTGTTTTACTAACCAGGGATAATCGTTTCGGTCCAAGTGAGCATCAACCATAGCGTTGATTATTTGGTTGGCATCATCGCCGTCCTTAATTTCGTGTAAAATCTTTTGGAGTTTACGTCCAACTGTGACACTGTGCCTTAACCATCCAATGATGTAGCACAGATACATATTTAGAGTAAACGTAGCGATAAAGACAAAAAAGTAAATCATACAGACCCTCGCATTGCCTTTTTCTGGATGAATGTGGTGTTGTTCATAGACTTATTTTCAGTCTCAACTTGTTCGGACGGCAAATATTCCCACATTTCCTTGACGCTGCAATCTTCGTTCAATGCCCAGCCTAAACCAGTGATGGCTTCTTTGTTGCATTGCATATTTAATTCCCGTTTGAGTTCCTGGTAGTCCATATCGTCACGGACCATCTGGACCTGGCGGGTTATCATAGTATTCAAAATTCGTTCGATTTCTGCTGATTTAACTTTTTGCATTTAGGGTCTCCAATAATAATTTAATTATGATTTTATCCATCTTATCGTCTCGCTTTTTATAAGTGTGGGCCTGGACCATAAGGCTCTTAAACCTGGCCTCTCCCAGCTTACGAATTGTATAGTCCTTATATTGGTCTCGTTGGTCGCCGTGACCCCAGAGACGATGGCAACCGTAGCAAAGAGCAATACAGTTATCCACTTCAAATCTCGTTCCCTCGTGGCCTCGTCCCCAATAATGTGAATTATGAAGCCCCTGCCTGTCCTCTGTTGAATATTTATCATACTTAGTCCTACAACGCTGACACGTCCAGTTGTCTCGCTCTCGAATGTAGTTAGAAAAGGCCGTGTCAGTGGGTCGTAGTTTTACTTTCATTAGTAAGGGATGTCAGAATCGTCAATCTGGATGTCTGGTGAATCGGTGGCTGCTCCTGGCTTACCCAAATTTTTCATTTGGTTTTCCAGCGACAATACTCGTGCAGTCAAGTCTTCAATCGGGTCAACTTTACTGAAGTTCAGATACTCGCCTCTAGTTTCAACATTGATGTTGACGCTATCGCCTTCGTTCCAAAAATCATTCCAGTTTCCGCCGAAGCCTGACAACCATTTATCGCCGTGCTCTTGAGTCTTGATTGAGATTCTCTCGTAAGCTCGGCCATCTTTGGTCTTGAGCAGTTCACCAGCCTTATTCTTGTTGGTTCGGTAAACCTTGCTTAGTGTTACTTTCATCTTGGGCCTTTCTTAATTTAATTTTAACAACCTTCATCATATAATCGGCTGACTTCGTTTGGTCCTGTAGCATCTCGTAAAATTCTTCTGGCGTGATGCCTGCTTTCATAGCCAGATGAGCCACAGCACTTATCAGCGATGCAATTTCTTGTTCGGGTAGCATTAGTAAGTTTTCAATCCTCTGTATAAGTCCAGACAAGCTAGGAAAATCTTTTTATCGGTATCGAAGTCCAGAGATTCTTTGACTTCAAATGAACCGTCCTTACCGCATCTGATGATTGTTCGGCCTTTGATGTCCAAAATTCCGTGTTCCTCTAATGCTATCTGATACCCCGCCATTTGAGCAAACGGTGTGCGGTCATATAAAGCGTTTTGAGTCTTTACGTCCGCAATAAACTTATCTGGATTCTCGCCTTTGGTGTAAATCAAATCCATTGTGCCAGCATACCAGAATTTTTCCGAGTAAAGTCGGACTTCACTTTCAACGAAACGAATATCATTGTTAGTGGCCCACTTCACAAAATTATCTGTGATGAAGGCAATCTTTTTTACAGGCTTAGGATTTTTACCTTTAGCAAATTTCTCAATCCAAGCGTGAGCCAGCGTGCCTAAATCGGCAGATGTGTCTCGCTTCGCTGTGTGAGCCTTGCGTGCAGCTTCGAGCAAGTCGTGAAGCTGTGCAGGGGTGTAGATGATTAAATCTTGACCGCCTACGTTGACTAGCTTCGGCTCGTGTTCTTTTACATACTTAACGGCTTCATTAGCAGCCCAAGCGATTAAAGCAGGCTTGGCGATAACTCCGAGCACGGTGGTAACACCAGTGAGCGGTTTGCCATCCAGCGTATATTTGTGGCTGCCTTCATCGAACTTAAATCTAGTTCCTTCTAGTTTCATTATTCTCCTTTACCCATTTTGATATTGAGTCTTGCATTACTGATAATGTGATTATGACTTCAGGCAAATACATTTTGCCGATGTCTCGATAAGATGTCTTTTTGGTCCAGTCCAGGAATGACTCATAAATCTTAGTCAACTGGTCTGCGGGTTTCAATCCTGCTCCTATCATATCTGATAAGCGGGGCGAGATGATAGCTACGGCTTCGGCAACCTCTTGGCTTGTATTATATTTGGAATAATCCTTTGCCAGAATTTCCCTAGCTTTATCGGGAGTGCGGACAATCGCATTGACGATATAACGGGAAGCGTCCCGTGTTTTGATTTCACCTTTCACTAATTTTTTTTCCATTGCAGCTCTGTGCTCTTTTGGAAGTTTATTCAATGAAGCTATGTGAGTTACTGGGAGTCCATCTTGAACTGCTTTTTGAAGCGGGTCAGATTGTTTAAGCAAATCCAGATACATTACTATATTGGATTCGTCCTCTCCCATTTTCTCTGCCAGTTCTTTGATACCAGTTTGGTAACGCTCTCCCTGGTGCTTGCTGTCCCTATCCAGTTTGGCCGCCAAATTGGATAGCAGTTTCTTGTAAGCCTTAGCTATTTCTAGCGGTTTCAGATTTGCCGAATGGATATTTTCAATCAACTGTCGGATGAAGCGGTCATCTGCAGAGATGTCCAAAATTTTAACTGGAACAGTCTTGAGTCCCACAAGTTTGGCAGCTCTCCAGCGATTTTCTCCTGTGATAATCATATATGATTTATCAACTTCAATCGGGTTGATTATGCCTGTGGTCCGAATCGTCTTCGCTAGTTTTTCAATTTTTTCTTCACTGAAAAACTTTCGTGGCTGATTCGGGTCAGGCTTAATCTTATTTGGTTGTAGTTGTATTATTTCCATCGGCTGCTTCAAGTTTCTTTAATTCTTCCTTTTTATCAATCAGGAAACGCATATAATGGTTGGCTTCGGTCTCTGCCTCGGCAATCATCTTCGGCCATTTCATAATTGTTTCTTCCAGCAAACGGAACTGACTTTTAAGTCGTGGGGTTGTCTCCTGTCTATTATTGCGGTTAATTATTTCCCTCGTGTGTTCTTTTGAATCCAGAATATTTTTGACAATACCTGGCGTGAACTCTCCCGAACTTGGGTTGCTTACTCCGCCTATCGGATAGAGCATAAATCCTCGTTTGCGAAGCGTCTTGAGTGCTCCACCGATTGAACCTCGTTTAACTTTGAAGTGCTTGGCCCAGTCTTGGATGGATTTTTCCTCGCCTGATTCAACTGCATCCAAAAGTTTGGCAGGCAAAGCATTCTTATGAAGTGCCATTCGAGAACTCCTTTACTAACCCAATGCGGTAAAGATAATTGTAAACGGATGAGACGCTTTTGCGTCCTGTCTCGCCTGCGATAATCTTGGCTACAGTGGCCCAATTATTTGATTGCGGATAGAGCTGACGTGCCCGTCTCTCCATCAAGATTCTGTCACCATCCGAAAAGGGCACTCGGACTTTTGGAGTCTTCATTGATACACCTGCGTCACTTCTGATTTTGCGTGGTCTCCCTACTCCTATTACTGGTCCTGTCCAGCTTTGCTTAACGTGTTTCTGTAGTATTTCCTCTGCTTGGTCCTCTCCAAGCAATTCGACTAAGAATTGTAAATGATTATTCATCGTGTTTTCCAGCTTTTAATGATGTATACTTGTGAACGATTCTGTGCACTGTCTGTTTGGAGCAACCCACTTGGTCCGCAACGAACTGATAGGACGGGTGGACGACCTTTGTTTTACTCCAGGCTTTCATAACTGCCTTTTCTAATTGTTGAGTCTCTTTTTTCATATCCATAATTGTAATTTATTTACGAACGGTTGTCAAACCTACTTTTCCACAGCCTATTTTGGCAGGCAGTCAATATGGTAGTAGATTGGGCAATAGTCGTAAGTTGCGAGCCTCCATAGGCCAATTAAGATTAAACAAACACTGACGATAACGGCAATTATAACTAAGATTTTCATTTGATTTTTTTGACCCAGTTGTTCTTTAGATAGACCAACTGATGCTCGGTGTCTCCTGTTTTCTCCATCCGCTCAATCGCTGTCATAGCATTAAACAGGGCAGAGCTAACGTCAATAATGTTAATTGGCTGGGAGCGGATAATATCTTTGTATTTGATAAATACTGCTCGGCTCAATCGGCTGGATTTCTTGCGATTCCAGCTCAATACGAACCCGTTGGCGTCTTTGATTAGTTTTGACATTAGATTTTGAACATTTCTGGCTCTTTAATAAAATTAACGTAAGCCACGTTATTGACCGTGCGGTCAGCGAGATTAACTTTGATTGTCGGAAATTCCTCATCAATCGGAAACGGTGCGATGCCGTAACCAGTTTCTTCTAAAACCTGGTCCTGAATCATACGGCTGAAAATTATTCGAGCCAAGTATGAATGGTCATCCCAGCGACCCTTTCCAAATTCCAACGCCTCCGCTAACACTTTTTCTAACCCGTCTGCTCCCCAGTGTGTGTAAAGATAAATCTTAGTTTTCTTTTTATCATCATACTGGAGTGCGATGTTTCGTCTCATTCCCATATTATTTCCTTTCCTGGGGATTGTTCCCCAAATAATCTTTGTGGCAGATGCCATCTTCTAATAATTGAATGGCTGCTCGACCATACCAGCCCTGGAGTTTCCAGACAGCCCCAGTATCAATGAGATACTGCCAGGCTTCAATCTGTTCCTCTTTCGTGTGTTCCTCTCCATCGAACCCCTCCACTATGCTGCAGGCCGTAAAGGTATCCATCTCTCGGCCCATTGTGTCCTCTGCTTGGTTCTGTTTATCTATTGGCATATTCGAGTTCATATAAAGATAACCTCCGTGTGCATATTTTCATACTGTGTGCCATAGCCATCATCAGATGAATAAGTGCCAATCCAACTACCAATTTTTTTAACTATGTCTCGTGCGATTTGTTCAATTTTATTTTCTTCTGCTCTGCTTAGGTCTCGGCAAATGCTGCATCGGTATTCCCCTGAACATTCGTGAGCTGGCTTAGGCATTGTTACTTTAATATTTATCCAGCCGTAAGCTGTGCCCCTGCTGCCGTGTAGTCCGACATTCTTACTCCCGTAAATTTCGACCAGAGCTTTTTTGATTGCTCTGTTGCGTTGAGCTACGGTTACTTGATTGTCCATAAAATCCTTTCGCTTAATTTCTATACTAGAATTATACACGAGGGACAAACGGTTGTCAAGCGAATTAGCAAAGAAAATGAAGGGAAATAATGGCTAAGATAAGCCATTTTTAGGGTTATCCGAGTTTTCCACAGGTTTATAGGCTCTCAATATACCTCTTAAAGTTGGCCAGTCCAGCCTTTAATTCTTCGCTATTTTCGGGGTTCATTTTAGCTATTCGCTCTCCCATCTGGTAAAGCTGCTTGAGTGCAGCCAATCCGAACAGCCTATCGTTTGGGTCTTTGGATTCGGCCCATTCTTTTGCTTCCTTAAACAGTCGGGCCATATCTGGGCTATTGGTTGTAGTAACTTGGGGGTGGTTCGGCATAGGTTATTTTAACTTCCTGCAGCCTGCCGTCACGCAGTTCGGCTTTTATAAATTTAGTGTATCCAGTTCGGCGATTCTTTTGCAGCGAGATGCGGGAAAATGGGGTATATACGTCTCCCTCTGGCTCATCATCCTTAGTGGCCCACTTCGGTTTAGTGGATTTTACTTTGATGCGTTCGACCATAAACACGAAGTCAGATTCTTGCGGGATGCCAACCGAATGGGCGATGTCTTCAACGTCCAGGCTCTCTTTGGTCTTGCGTGTGTGTGCCAGTAGGACGATTATAATATTATGCTCCATAGCTAGGGTCTTGAGCTGGCGGGTAAGCTGCCCTAGATATGAGCTAAAGTTTTGGTCAAACTCACGGGCATTTGATTCATCCACGTCTGGGGTCAAAAAGCCCAGGTGGTCTATAAAAATTACTTGGGTCTTGTGCTTGAGTATCGTTTCTAAAATTTTCTGTTTAATCCAAGATAGTTTACCGCCTTTGTTTGGTTTTGGAGCGTAGGCTTTGAAGTCTTCGGCCTTGATTCCCATATCTTTGAACTTGTCCCAAAGGTCTTTGACGGTCAGCTCATAGCTGAACCAGGCTGTTGGGATTCCTATTTGACTTAAATGGTAGTTTATGGTCTGGGCAAAGGTAGTTTTACCCTGTCCAGTGCGTCCAGATATGAGCACTAAGTCACCGCCAGAAATTCCGCCTTTCATCACTGAATCGAATATCTCAAAACCAATCGGGAAATGGTCTTGCGTGCCAATTTTTGCTGCTTCTTCGGCAGCAATTTCGGGTATCAACTCCATCGTGGAGTCGGCGGTAAGTTTCTCGACTTGGTTCAGGTCTGGGATTTTATCGAAGTCCATAGTTTTAATTTAATAATATTTGCGGGTTTTCTAAGATGTTTTCATACAGGGTTTTTCCACCACGCTGTATAGCATAAGGCAAAAATATCTGTTGCATCTGGGCCATCTCAATTTCAACTAAAGCCATTTGCACGTCCACCCAGTCTCGCAGGATTCTCCAGGCCACTCGATAGGAATAATCATCATCACTGGCTCTTGGGTTGCCTTCTTTGGCCATAACCTTTTGAGCAGCACGCCAATTAAGGGGTAGCTTGAAGGCAATCTTTTGTTCACCGATTACCATTTGAAAAGCTAAACCAGAAATTCTGCCAGTGCCTTGTTCAAATTCAGTTAAAATCCCTGAAGCTCCGTGTTTTTGAAGCATATCCTGTATTTCTTGCACGGACCTGGCTGCTGGAACTTTGGTTGTATAATTTTTTAGGGCCATTAAACTTCGTTAATAAATTTTGCCACAGTTTCGAGCGTCCACTTGTATTCAGCTTTGGCTTGGAGATAATCCATAGTTTTCATTATTTGCGTAGCTGGGTAGCCTTCCAACGCTTTAGCTGCCCGTAGTTCACGCTTCAAAGTTGCGGACATTGCGGATTTTGTGGGGAAGTTTATGCCTTTAACTCGCCAGTAAACGGAAATAATCTGAATGAAGGGTCTTGAATCACCTTGCATATAGGCAATGTATTTTTCTGAATCCCAATCTTCCGCAGCCACAGGCTGCAATGTATTCTTATCTTCTCTTATCTTATCTATTCTATTGGGGGTGGACACTGTCCCTTCATCTGGGGTGGACAATGTCCTCTCTTGGTTATATTTGGCTCTATATTTGGCTTTTTTCTCGGCTTCGGTGAGATAACCAGCCTGTCTTTTTTGAAAATGTGAGATTATAACCTCATCATCGTTCAGTTCAATCATTTCCAGAGCCTCAAACTTTGTGAGCACTCCGACAACCACGTCCCATTCCTCGGATTGAAAGTCTAATCCCGATGCCAGCATTAGCTGTTGTTCTGTTAAATGCGGAATTATTCCTGGTGTTGTGGACTGGCTTGCCAGACAAAGCAAAGTTATCCAACAACTCCGTTGACCAGAGTTCAGCCCAAATATCTTTGGGTCAGATAGATACTCACCGCCATAAAATTTGAACCAGGGTAAGGCCATACTACACCATAAATGTTAATTTTTTCCAAACAAAAGCCCTACTATCAACGGCTTTGGAAAGTCGTTTGCCATCAGTATTTGAATACTTATTGGCTGACAGTAGGGCTACTGGTCAGAAATTTCTGTATAAAAAAATACTGATTTTCGGACCTTCCAAAGCTGCAATTATTATGGCCCTAGATAAACCAGTCGTCAACCCCGTATTTATACACATATCCCCAGGTTTATCCCCATTGTTTGCGTTTGACAACCAGATTAAAAACCATCAGAATACCCGTATGAACAGCTTTGGCCAAAAAGTTAAAGTTCAAGTTACCCCGTAAACTCGGCTTTTGAGTTTCGGGCTTTTATTTTTTGGGCAGCAGTATAACGATTATTCGTTCTGCAAGGGGCAGACAAATTAAAACAGGGCTATTGCGAGTTTTGGCTTGAATCGGCCTTTTATACCGATAGCAAATCGTCAACTTTATACTGCCCCTCAAGAACTAAAATGCTAAACGACAAACAGCTCGTCAAACTCAACGATGCAGCAGCAAACGAGGCTGTGATACAGGTCCTAATTTACAACTTCAGGAAGCGGGAAGGCATCGTGTTCAACAAAAAAGCGAATACGCTGGAATGTATCTGCCCGTTTTGCAAAGACAACGCATTAGTCAAGACTAAAAGCCATATTAACGTCCAACCATTCTATGCCCAATTCCCCCAAGAAATTAAATACCCAGGAGCAGCTCCGCAAAGATTTAACCGAGATGGTCGAGGGGATAATGCTCAACTTGGTCCAGCAAATTCGAGCAACTCTACTGGCAGCCAAGATTACCCCCCAAGAATTTTATGACGCTTTCAAGAACACGAAGGCACAGGACCAGTTTTTTATAGACCTTCACGTCATACAAGACACCGAGAAAATGAAGGAAATGGCTGCGGGTGCTCAAGACTCCCCAGTGGGAGGGGACTCAACATTGCCGAAAGGAATTACTTGAAATGAAGCGACTCATTTCGTGGGGTAGTCCGAAAGAGCTTCAAACTAACCACGTTCCGAGACGGATACACAAATTGAAGCCCAAGAGATACTGCAAAAAGCTCAAAGGCAAGCACGAGATGGTTGAATTTAGCAGGCGTGAAAGCTCAATTTGGCCAAAATTATTTATCGAACTTAGATGCTCGGCTTGCGGTCATAAAGATTATAAATTTGAAGATGAGAAAACGATTCAAAATCAAGAAGCGAGCGTGCGGTCTGTGCAAACCGTTTAAGCAAGGCTGGCAGAATCGTTGGAAAGCTAAAGATTTAGCATTATTAAAGACTTATGAATTTGAAAGAAGCCAAGCGTGTAAGGCGTAAAAACCGAGTGATGGCCCAGATGCAGCGATACAGGCAGAGACACGAACCGCAAGCAGCCCCACAGCCCACGACAGCCAACCCGTTTGAGCATTCAATGTTCGAGATTAAATCGACTCCATTCAACACCACAACGCCAACGATGAGCGTGCCAAGTGTCTGGATTAAAGAACCTACAACATTATGGGAAAGATTAAAAAGTTTCTTTGGTTTCTAGCAGGCAACTGCACGAATTGCGGAAGCTCGGACATAAATGTCTGGAGTGCCAAGAAAGCCTGGTGCAATAGTTGCGGAGCGAAAAACTAATGCCCACGAAACAGGAATTCAAAAACCCCGTGAATCTAGTTGAGGAATATATTAAAGTCCACAGCATCACAGACGCAGAGACTATAAAGCATTTCAGGAATCTGGCAGAGATATTAAACCAGAATTACACGATGCTCCCTAAATGATATGAAAAAGGTCATAAGACACGAAAGCCCAAAGCTCACCAAGATTGAACGGGAAGCAGACAGGCAGCGTGAACTCAAACAACTTTTGATAAATGTAAGAAACGGTGCGATGATAACGCCAGTGATTTATAAAATTGAACAAATGTATGGCGAGAAAATCAGGACTGACTGACAAAAACGGGAAAGGAATACAGGAGGGCCAAGAAGTTTTGGTAAATGGTTTCAAATATAGAATTGTGTGGAATGAGTTATCTTGTGGATTCAAACTGGAAGACTCTCGGAATGGTATACAAATCTCAATGAGGCAGTTAAAAGGAAAAATAGTAGAAGTTTTATAATATATATGGCAACTCTCAAGCAAAAGAAAGCGATTAAGAATATCGTGGAAAATCGGGGAAACGTGTATAAAGGGATGATTGAAGCAGGCTATCCGCATTCCACAGCAAAGAACCCTAGTAACCTAACGGAATCTAAGGCTTGGCTTGAGTTGATGGATGATAATATCACTGACGAAGATTTAATAAAAGTTCACAAGCAAGGACTGAAAGCATACAGGAAATATCCGCAGATTACTGACCGTGATGACAAGGGCAGGCCGATTTATGAATACGTGCAGCAGCCAGACTTTGACGCAAGACATAAATATCTTGAGACTGCCTACAAGCTCAAGGCCAGATATTCTGAAACTCCTGAATCTGCTCGTCCGCTTACGTTAAATATCCTAAACTTCTATGGCAAAGACGCAACCGCTAGAGATAACGATTCCATACCAATTCACACCTAGAGACTATCAGCTTCCGTTTCTTAGTGCGATGGATTCGGGTGTGCTTCGAGCGGTGCTTGTTTGGCACAGACGTTCAGGAAAAGATAAAACAGTTTTACAGTATGTAGTGAAGTCAATGCTAAAGCGTGTCGGGACTTATTGGTATATCTTTCCGACATTCAACCAGGGCCGAAAGGCATTATGGGACGGCATAGACAAAGACGGCTTCAAGCTGATGAACCACTTTCCCGATGAGATTGTCACCGCACGCAATGAATCAGAAATGCGAATTGAATTGTTTAACGGTTCTGCATTCCAGATTATAGGCGGAGACACAATCATCAGTAACGTGGGAGCTAACCCGCTTGGCGTAGTGTTCTCCGAGTTTCCAGTGGGCAAAGCGAGTGCTTGGGACTATATTCGCCCGATACTTGCTGAAAACGGAGGCTTTGCAGTCTTTGACTTCACTCCTAGAGGAATGAATCACGGATGGAAGATATTACAGCAGGCCCAAGCCGAGCCAGGATGGTTCGCACAGATTTTAACAGTAGAGGATACGAAAGTTTTAAGTCCTGAAGTCCTGGAAGAAGAACGAAGGCAGATGCCTGAAGACTTGTTTTACCAGGAATACTATTGCAGGTTTATCGAAGGGGCAGGGCAGTTCTTTAGAAACATTGACCGATGTATATACGATGACAAGCTAGAGCCAGATGCGGACAAGAAATTCAGCATCACGCCAGCCAAGACGTTCAGGCTCGGTGTAGACTTGGGAAAGTATAATGACTTTACCGTGATTACTCCTGTGGACCTAAATACTTTCAAGGTTGGGCAGGCAGAGCGATTCAATCAGATTGATTACTCGCTGCAGAAGGCCCGCATTGAGTCGCAATACTTCAAATATCACAAGGCCGAGATACGAATAGACTCAACTGGCTTAGGCGAACCGATATATGATGACTTGCTTGAACGAAAATTAAGAGTTACTCCGTTTCACTTCACTGAAGTCTCACGCAGGAACTTACTGGTCAATCTACAATTACTGTTGGAGCAGGAGACAATCAAAATCCCGAATGACCCGATATTACTGGATGAGCTTAGAAGTTTCCAATACGAGCTTGGCGAGAATGGCAAGGTAAAGATTGTAGTGCCTGAAGGCATCCACGATGATATGGTGATGAGCTTAGCTCTCGCAGTCTGGGACTTGCCAGTCAAACCGATTCCCGAAAAGAAGTCATCAGAGCGGGCAGTTCTCAAAGAGTTCGATTACTTTAAGAAGCAGCACAAGGATAAATACTTTACAGGCTCAAGCTACTTACGCAAATGAAAATAACTCACGAACAGTGGAAACATTACACGATTACGCATATTGACCACGAAGATGGAAGGCACGAAACGCATTACGAGCCAGCGATAACCTTTAGAGACAGTGAAGAATATATAAAAGAGAAAAACATTAACCCAATTAACTAATATGAATGACCATCAAGACAACGGGGCGACTGCTTTAGCTCCGAATGTGCCAACAAACAAGCACGCTGGCGTTACACAAGTGAAGAATGGGTATATAATTTATGCAGGAACGGCAACGCTGGTGGCTTACACCTTCGATGAGCTGGTGAAACACCTGGCGGAAGTCTTCGGAACACCCGCAGATATGACCCCAGTGCAGCCAGTGCAGTCTGAACCTGGTGCTCCGACAAGTAACTAAACCATATGAAATACTGTGAAGAAAATGGCCATCACTATACGCATTGTTTTAGGTCCAAGACCACACTTTACTGGGCTTGCACTCAATGCGGAGACCTAACCAAGTTCGATGTATCAGAGGCGTTAGCTCCCCTAGACGTAAGCTCGCTGCCCACTGTCAAAGCAGTTACACCGACACCAACAATTTAATAATCTTTAGGCCAAAGCTGGACACTTCGGGTTTTCCTTCGGGAGATTCGGAAAGTTGCGTCCAGCTCTTTCCGACTCCGTATGAGAACCTGTAACAAGGTTCTCTTTATTTATATGGCTACAGCAATAAACAAAATCAAAGAAGTAAACCAAAGCCTGCTCACTCCGACTTACCAGGCGAGTGATGAGGAAAAAGTTGCAATCCAAAAGGTTGCACGCAAGTTTGTGTCAGACAGGCTGGTTATTTTCCGTTCGTATAATCAGTTTAACAACCGCAGTCTGTTTGATTCGATTGATGACTGGACTAAACGCTGGAACGGATATATCCCGCCGAATGATTTGGTTTCAGGCAACCCAACCTCAAACATTTTCTTAAACTTTACCCGCAATGTCATCATTGGTTATTTGGCGAAGGTGGCGATGCAACTGCCAGAGCCTAAAATCGTAGCCGTGAACAAAGCCACAGGCGTTATCAACAAGAAACTGGCTGATGTGCTCAAGGATTTGAATGACTACAGTTTGAATGAGGAGAATGGCTCGGCTCGCCTGCTTGAAGTGGCCCTAGAGTGCACAGTCAAAGGCACAGCGATTGTTTATGAAGGCTACGTCAAGAACAGCCAGAAGGTTAAGACCCCGATTAAATACAACGAAGAAAACGGCCAGATTGAATATCAGACAGAGGAACGAACTTTATATGATAATTGTTTCCAGCAAGTAGTCCCGCTTGAGGATTTTTACCCATCCAACCCTTATGAGGCTGACTTGCAGAAGCAACCGCACGTGATTTGGAGACGAATCACCAGCTATGACGAGGCGTGGAGCGAGTTTTCACATTACAGGAATTGGAAATACGTGAAGCCAGGCGGATACACGATGACCGCAGAGCCTACAACTTTTTACAGAAACAAACTTTACACGGAACTCGCAGAGAACCAGGTAGAGATTTTAAGATACTACTGTCGCAGGGATAACGAGCACATTGTTACAGTCAACGGCATTGTGATGTATCAAGGGCCTATCCCGTTCAAGGATGGCAAGTATCCATTTGCAAAATATATATTTGAACCGTTTGAAAACGCATTCTTTTGGGGTGCAGGTGCTCCGAACAAGTTTATGGGCGAGCAGGATGTGCAGAACACCCTGATTAACCTGATGCTTGATAAGACCTACGCCAGCTTGCTGCCTTATGGTATGTCTTCAGACTTGGATGACATTGTTGAAGATGACACGCTTGCTCCGAACAAGATTCGCAAGGTTTCCGACATTACCAAGTGGAAATTTGACACATTGCCTGGAGTATCGGCTGGTGAACAGACGATGTTTCAAACAGTGATGAACCTGGCCCGTGATAACTCTGGCTTAGTTGGTGCAGGACAGCAGTATTCTCCAAAGGGCGGGAAGCTCAACGTCAGACAGGTCCTATTACAACAGCAAGAGTCAATGCAAAAGCTGACATTCAATATGAATTTCTTAGAAGACGGCGAACGAGACCGCACTGACCTTAGAGTCTCCCACATTTTGCAGTTCTATTCCATCCCACGCATCGAGAAAGTCACAGGCAAGAATGGCAAAGAGGTTGAAGACTTATTTTACCGAGACATTCGCTTAAATGACGTGGAACTTTCCGATGGCAAACGTGGCTCACGCATTATCAAGCTAACAGACCAGGATACTGCAATGAATCCAGATGAACGGCAGAAAATGGCAGACCACTTATCAGTTCTGGAAGCTGCAGGTGAAGCATCGGGAACTCCAACCGAAGCCCTGGCTGTGCCTATTCAAATGTTTGAAGACCATAATGTCCAAGTTCAGATTGTTAAATCCAGTTCCTTTGAACGAAACCAAGCCCTTGACCAAGCTATGAGGCAGGAATACGCCCAGTGGCGTCTATCTCTCGCACAAATCGTGCCAGTAAATGCAAAAGAACTCGTAGCTTGGGTAGATGAATCCTACGATGTAGACCCAACCAGATTTGACGTTGAAGGAGTTAACCAGCCTAACGGAATGCAGCAACAGCAGCAGATGCAGGCAGCCTCGCAAGGCCAGACTGCAGCAGGACCAGTTGCCACGCCTCCAGGCCCGCCAGTCTCGGCAAATCCGATGACGGGACTAGGAGAACTTGGCGGATGACAGAGGAAAAGTTCACCAAGAAAGTAAACGATAGGTTGGAGAAACTGTTTGACCTTTACCCGATTGAAGATTTGAGACCCAGTGAAGTCAACGAAGAAATGAAGGCAGGATTAGCGAGGCTATATGCCGACAGAGGCCAAAGGATGTATCTTGAAAACGCAGTCAAAATTGCCATCAAGAATATGTCGGTAGCTCCCACTCCACTGGAAATAAATTATTATAAATCTCGCATTGACTGCTTGGAGCAGCTCTTGGCCAAAGGCCAACAGTGCTTCGCAACAGGCGAGGTTGGGAAAGGTCTTAGAGACAATGCCACTAAAAAAGGGTAAATCTAAAAAAACTGTGAGTTCAAATATCTCCGAGCTTGTGAGAAGTGGTCGGCCTCAAAAGCAAGCCATTGCAATCGCAATGTCTAAGGCAGGTAAATCCAAGAAGAAAAAGTCCGACAAGCGGGCTTATGAAAACACTCGCAGAGCAGTATTTGGAATTAAGAAGAACTAATATGACATACGCACAACGACACAAGAACGATAAATCGCTGAAAGGCGAACGCACTGGTGGCACTCGACCCGCAAGGGCCAGTGACGTAACCAAAGACCCGTCTGGGATGGTCCATAAACCGATTGACGGCTTGGCCTATACCACGATGAATGACTACGATGAGCCAGAAAGTTCGGACAACCTCAAAGGTCGCAAAGGGAAAGGTAACTAATATGCCGAAAACTAAACTCAAAATTGTTAAGAAACACTCGAAGGTCAAGAAGTCAAAAGGCTATAACGCTAAGGCTTATGGCAAGATGCACAGCAAAGTCTTTGGACTAGCCAAGTCTGAAGATTCAGGTAAGCGATAATCTAATTCTGTTCGGGCACATAGGTTCTCTCGCTTGTGTGCCCAATAGAGGATTAGAAAACCTCTTATCATTAACCAGAGCGGTGGGTGGTATATCTCATCGGTAAGTGCAGAGCGGTAGGTGCACGCAAATATCCTATCGGAAACATATGGCAACAAATGATATTGATAATAAAGTCAACGATGACAAGGAGAAAGAAACTCCAGCTCCAGCGATAGAGCCTGAAAAGACTCCAGAGCCAAAAACTGACCCAGAAGTTGAGAAGAAGAAAGCGGAACTGGCCGAACTCGAAACAGCAAAAGAATCTGCCCTCGCAGAGCTGCAACGAATCAGGTCCGAGAAACGGGATGCCAAGAAAGCTCCACCGAAAGATGGAGAAGAAGAAATCCCAACTATTGATGATAATGACCCGTCTGCAAAGGCGTGGAATCAACGCATCAAAGACACGGTTAATCCCTATCAGCAACAGGTTGAGCAGGGACGAGCGGAAATTAGGCAGTTCGCATTTGATAAATTTTTGGCCGACAAGCCATCGTTATCAAAGAACCCAGCCAAAATCAAAGAGCTGATGGCGACTTATGAGAAAATAAGGACGGCATCAGAAAGCACAACGGAAGGCGTGCTGCTGGATTTGGACAAAGCCTACGCTGCAACTTTTCACAAGGAACTTTTGGACGCTGCACGGCAAGGCAGAATAGATGACGCTAAGAATAACGCTATCTTTTCTGACATTGCAGTCAGCAGAGGTTCAACAGCTTATACAGCCCCGAAACTTACACTCCCTAAATTATCTCCTGAAGAAGAACTCCAATTAGCAAAATGGGGTATGACCAAAGAAGAATGGTTTAAGATGAAGTCGGAAGTCAAAGAGCAGTAAGCGTGGTCGGGTTGAGCCTGGAGAATCATTAAATAGGATAATAGATTTTTATGGCATTATTTGGAGCACAGGTGACAACTTCACCTAATAATCCTACAAACACTGACGGCGGACGTGTCTACGGTAAAAATTCGGAAGCATTTACTGCTAACGACTTAGTAACCAACGGTGCGGGCGTGCTCGAAGTGGCTGCAGCAAGTGAATCTATCTACGGCGTTATTTTGAAAACTCAAACTATGGCTGCGGATAACGTCACTGTTGCTAAAATCAAACCTCTCGTGTTCCCAGTTGACCAACAGTATGAATGGTTGATGGGAACTAACGCTGACCTCGACCCAGCAGCTTCCGTTGGTGTTTATTACAACATTACTGGAACAACTGGTGCTCAACAGGTTGACGTTACAGGCGGGGCTACGACTGGCTTAGGCCGTGTAGTTATCTGCACAGCAGTAGACCCTCAACAAAAGGGTGGAACTGGGGCAGGTTCAGGTTTGCGTGAAGGATTGTTCAAAATTGTCAAACCATCTGATATTCGACAGATTGGGCTTTCTAGCTAAAATTTTATGGCAACAATTCAACAATTATTTGATTTGGCTGACCCCCGCATTCGGCATATCTGGGATGAAAAGCAAACACAGCTTTCCACCAGAACCGAATACGCAAGATTAGGCTTTAAGGACTGGACTGCAGAAATATTGGATTCTAAGTTTGAGAATTTCACTGGCTTGGGCATTGCTCAACAGACTGGTGAACAAGAACCATATCATCGTGATGATATTCAGCAAGCCAAACAAGTCACTATTACCCCAGTAAAGTTCACTTCAGCAATTTCTATTTCTGAAGAAATGCTTAGATTCAACCTCTGGCCAGAGATTAACAATTTGGTCGGCGGAGTGGCTAACGCATTGAACGCTCGTATTGATACCAACGCATCCAAGATTTATTACTTGGGCTTTGGCACTACGTTCTTCACTGGTGGCGATGGTAAGGCTTTGTTTGCTACTGACCATCCGATGAACGATGGAAGCACGCAGAGTAACTCATTGGTTACGGCGTCTCTCTCTTATGACAATTTGAAAGCTGCTTTGCAAAGAATGGATTTGTTCTACGATGACCGAGGAATCCGCTTACTACCTTGTAAAAAGTATAAGCTGATTGTTGGTCGCAGGAACAAAGAAAGAGCATTGGAAGTTATGCGTTCCATTGGCAACCCTGATTCAGCTAACCGCATCTCAAACGTGTTTGGGATGGAAGGTGACATTGAGTTAGTGGTTTCCAACTGGTTTCCAGACGCTTTCCAATTCTACTGGTTCGTAGTTGACGAAGACCGTGCATCATATATGAATTTTATGGTGTGGGGTTGGAGACCAAAGTTCGATGATGATAAAGTTATCAACAACGGCACTAAGGTTTACACTGGTTCAACGATGTTCCAGCCAGGCTTTCAGTCTTGGCAGTTTGCAATCGGTTCAGCAGCAACCACCTAACGAACCCTTGTCCTGGGTTTATCACTCAACAGGAAAAGGTTTGCGGTTCATCCATAAACCGCATCAATAAAACTTGTATCTTTAATCGCCAAGAGCAAGAATCAGATATATGCGATTCCAACAACTTAAACTTCAAAAAGGACATTCTACTAAGGCCGAGCGAAGGTTTCTGGAGCTTTGCAAAAAGCTGCACATACCTTTCCAAGCCAAAGTTAAAATCAACGGTCAGGAAATTGATTTTCTTATCGGCAAGTATGCGATAGAGATTGATGGTCACACCCAGAACACCAGGAAAAATCTTATGTTGGTCGAGCAGGGATTCACTCCTATCCACATAGACAACTGGGCTGTAGATACTGGCCTTGAGGAATGGTTAAAAAATATATGTCAGCAGGAGCAGGAACAAATTTCTTCACCCCGCTTTCAGGGTCAACCCACACGCAGATTGCCTTAACTGATTCAAACCAGTTGGCAATGTTGGTCAGTTGTGACACGACTCCTGAAACGCAGGCTGCCACTTATCAAGTAGGCTGTATCTTAATCCGCACGGATAACGGAACACTCTATTCGATGACAGGCACGACAGCTTCCCCTTCGTGGACTCTAAACGGTGTTGGTTCAGTCGGACCTACTGGAGCTACTGGTTACAGTGGTTACACAGGACGCACAGGCTACACTGGTTACACAGGTCCAACTGGGTATACAGGTTATACTGGCCCAGGTCCGTAGTAACATTCGTTTTTCTCTCCCGCTCTCTTTTTCAGCTCCAAAAAAGGGCTAGTAAAACAGCAGAGCGGGATTCTAAAAGGTCGTAACCAAGAAAGAATAAATATATGGCATTGCCATTTTCAACAAACGTAAATGTATTAGATGCTGTCACAGCGACAGTTGCTAATACTGCTGCAAAGGTTTATGACGTTTCTGAACGCCAAGTAAAATCAATCCAGTTTACGACTGCTAATCATACTTCTGGGAATGGAGTATTCGGAGTAGAAGTTTCTAATGATGGTGTAAATTTCGTTGTTTACAGCCGATTGATTCCTAATTTAGCGGGAACTAACGCCCAAACCAACGCTGCAGTTCCAGCCCCAACACAGAGCACTAATACCAGTGCAATCTTTTTCTTCCCTGTAGAAGATTACTTTAGGTATGTCCGTGTGTTCGTAACCGTTACTACTGACGGAACTTATACAGCTACTTTGCAAGCAGCAGGTTAATAATTAAGAAAGGTAAACATATGAGAGCTAACTTTTTTAGCAAACAAGAACTGATGGCGATGCCTTATGGCAAACTCGTCAGACTTGTTAGCAATGATGGTGTGCAGACACCAGATGAAGAAAAATTGGTCAATGAAATTATGGATGCCAAGCGTGGATTTGCCCCAAGACAGCAAACCGTGACTTTGCGAAAAGATATTGACATTGTGGACCAGAGACAAGAGAAACAATGGGAAGATGAATTGGCTTTGCGTATCAGACAGATTCGCCCAGACCTAGCCCCAATGAACACAGCTCCAGGCACTCCGCACGATGATGAAGCTGATGCAGAAGAATTGGCTGAACCTGTAGAGCCAGCAGTTCCAACGGCAGAAGGACAAGCTGCTCCTGTTGCTGTAAAGAAAGAACGTAAACCACGAACCAAGAAAGCAAAAGTAACATAAAATAAATGCAAACAAGACCTAAAATCCTAATGCGTTATGGCCGAATCAATCTCCCGATTCGTGTCCCTATCATTGATGAATTAGTAGACCCGCTTGCCCAAACTTTTTTGGTCAACAACACTACTGGCGGTTCGACTAACTTAGTCGTGGCTAACATTATAGGATTTGAGATAAACCAGGTCTTGCTTATCGGTGAACCTGGAAATGAAAATTCGGAAATTGTTTTCACTTCATCGGTGACTGCTCCAACTGGGTCAACTATTACTACGAATAGTGGAATTTTATTCCCTCACGCTGCCAATACCCCAGTATATAGGCTACTTTTCAACAAGATTGAGTTATCCACAGCTTTGACGACAGGTGGCTCTAAAACTGTGCTAAACACTGTGAATATCGTGGCGGATTCACCAACAACTGACTACAACGATTTGGTGGCTACAGGCGGATATTATTTTGCGAGATTTTTGAGCACACTCCAGCAGATTTATGAATTTCTTTATACTGGAGATAATGACGTGGCGATTGAAAATACTGGCCAATGGCAAGGACAATCTTTTGCTCCGCAGGTAGCTCATACAATCAATGGCGTGATTCTGAAACTTTACAGAGTTGGCAACCCTGGGACTTTGACCTTGAGTGTTTACGCAACTTCAGGCGGATTCCCAACTGGCTCGCCTCTTGTGACAACTACATTTGATGGCAACGTCTTAACAGCAGTTTCTCCTGGTGAGAACAAGACGATTACATTCGCAGCAGGCACTCCGCTTACTGCAGGTGTTACATATGCGATTGTTTTAAGCGGTGCAACCCAGGACTTAACCAACTACGTCAACTGGCGTAGAGACAACGCTTCCTCTGGAGCTACTTATCCACGAGGCACGGCTATTGTGTCATTGGATAATGGTGCAACTTGGATAAACGTGGCCAACACGGACAATATGTTCCAGGAATTTTCTACTGAAAATTATTCTCCATATTCCGACCCAGCTCCATATAACGGATATACCTTGCTGTCAGCTCGAAGCTGTATAGACAAGGCGTTGATGATGATTAACAAAAAAACGTCAGAAGTTTTATCTGACGAATACTCTTTTGCTGAAATTGATAACTGCCAAACTGAATGTTTGCGTGAGTTTAAGCGATGGAGTTTTATGCAGAGCTTCGACACCATCATCGGCGAAACTGAAACGGGAACTTGGAAAGTAGCAGCTCCAGATGACTTGGATGACCAAGTGACTTACAGGTCTATCTATAATTTCCGCATCGGCAAAGAGCCAGATATGATGTGGGTGGATAAAGAGGAATGGGATGCTATTATTTCAGGAATCGCTTATTCGACTTTGGCTGTGCAAGCTAACCCAGGCGACCCAACTCTGACTCTGGTTTCCAGCAAAGACTTTACTGATGAAGGCACGATTCAGGTTGGTCCGAATCAATATAGCTGGACTGCGAATAATAGAACTACAAATGTTTTGACGCTTAATGGCTCGACTTTAGTGCTTGCTATCGCTCCTGTGAATCAGGATGTGTTTCAATATGCCAACTTGGGCTGGCCGTCTTACTGGTCAATCTGGGGCGGGTTTATTTACCACTGGCCTGCGATTGGTTCAAGCTACACGCACAGAAATTACTATATGGATTACTATAAAAAGCAGACGATGATTCAGCACGACTCGGATAACATTGTTTTGCCAGACCCAACTGTAGTCCAGTATTTCTTGGCTTGGAAGTTTTTACTACGCCTGAACAATGGTGAAACTAATGACGCCATCACGGGTATGTATAATAACTACATTCTCCGCCGAGAGAAGATGAAACAAAAGGAATCCATAAACAGGAACTTTATTCTTAATCCCGATATTGTAGACACCTACAACACTGGGGGATATTAAAATATGTCAATTTTAAGACGCAGAAGAATTGTAGATAGACGTTTTATCCCATTTGAAGTCAGTGGACCTCAAGGTCCTACGGGCTACACTGGTGCGACTGGTCCAGGAAATTTTACTGGATACACAGGGCACACGGGATACACAGGACCAACTGGCGGGACAGGCTACACTGGCCCTGGCAACTTCACTGGTTACACAGGCTACACTGGCCACACAGGCTACACTGGGCCAAGTGGTGTTTTAGGTGCAACTGGATTTACGGGTTTTACGGGTTACACTGGTCCAGGAAATTTCACGGGCTTTACAGGCTATACTGGGTATACAGGCTATACAGGTAACGGAGCAACTGGAGCTACTGGCTATACGGGTTACACGGGAGCTGGTGGAGCTGGTTCAATCGGTGCAACTGGCTATACAGGCTATACGGGTTACACTGGTTATACTGGACCTTCGGGAACGAATGGAGCTACTGGCCCAACTGGATATACTGGGTATACAGGTCCAGGGAACTTTACAGGGTTCACAGGCTACACTGGTCCTGCGGGAGCTGGTGGAGCTGCAGGTGCGACTGGAGCAACAGGCTATACTGGGTATTCTGGATATACTGGATATTCGGGCTTTACAGGATACACTGGTCCTACTGGTGCAGGAATAAGTCCAGCATCAACCTTCTTTGTCTATGATGACTTCCTGGGTGGGTTATTGACTAATGGAAATATTGGCGATTTAGGCTGGAACATAACTGGTAATACAGGTGACTTTAATTTGGCTGTAAACAATGACAGCACGGCAATCGGATGCTTACAGATAAATGCTGGCAACGGGTCTGGGTTAGGTGCTATAACTCTTTTCAATGGTCAGACCGATGGCAATTCTTTCAATGGCCCTCGTGGAAATACAACAATGTCTTTCCGATTGAAAATTGGTAGCAATGCCAATGTTAAATGGTATTGGGGTATTATGCAGGGCACTGTTGCTACTGGAAGACCAGATAGAGGTATTTGGTGGGAATTAGTAGGAGCGTCGGCTGCTAATTTCGTTGCTGTTTGTCGTGGTGGTAGTGGAACGACTGTTGGTGCTGCAGATTTTGACTACGATAGTAGCTATCATACGTTTAAGATTGTAATGAACTCTGGTTTAACTCAAGTTGATTTCTATGTTGATGGAAGTCTAATAACCAGCATCACTACAAACATTCCAAGTGCCAATGATGGCCAGAGCTTCTTCATTAAAGGTGAGTATGCGGGTTCAAATGGTATGTCTGCAAGTTTTGATTATTTTACAGCCGAAGTTACAGGTTTGAGCCGATAGTTAATTAAACGAGAGAACAAATATGAATTTTTCAGTCTGTGTGATTACAAAAAACGAAGCATTGACCTTGCCTAAATTAGTGGCAAGTCTGGGAGAATTTCAAAGAAAGGGCGGGGAAATTGTAGTCCTGGATACAGGTTCAACTGATGGAACTGCAGACCTTGCTCGAAGATTAGGATGCGTAGTCACAGAGGTTGGAGAACAATTTTTACACACAGTAGACGCAGAGATGGCTGATGCCATCAATAAGAAGTTTATTGTGGATGGTGAAGAACCTGCCGTGAAAGCTGGGGAGAAATATTTTGATTTTTCTTCTGCCAGGAATCACGCAGCATCGCTGGCTTCAAATGATTGGATTTGTTATGCAGATGCCGATGAAGCATTCACCAAATTGGATGTAGACAAGCTCAATGAAATAATCTCAACCCCTGAAATTACCAATTTGATTTATGAATTTGTCTTTGCCCACGACCCACAAGGCCGTCCAGCAATTCAATTCCATCAATCGAAGTTCTATAACCGCAAACGGATGCACTGGGAAGGCTTGGTTCACGAACTACTCCGTTCGACTGCGGGAAACACCAAAGAGCAGTATGTCGGTCCAGAGATTTTCTTTCTGGAACATTGGCAGAATCAAGAAACTGGCCGTCACACATACTTGCGTGGCTTGGCCGTTGATTGTTACTTGAATCCAAACAATGACCGCAATAGCCATTATCTTGGCCGTGAGTTTGTTTGGGACAAGAGGCCAAAGAGTGCCATCAAAGAACTTACTAGGCATATTGCAATGAATGGCTGGCTGGCTGAACGCTCCGAATCCTATCTTTTTATGGGGGATGCGTATTCGCAGCTCAATCAAGCAGACAAACAGGCTGAATGTTTCTTCAAAGCCTTCCATCTTGATTCAACTAGACGTGCTCCGTTCATTCGGTTGGCACAATTTTACAGATTTTATAACAATCCGCAGGCTGCAGCGTGCTATGCAATGGCTGCTTTGCAGATTCCCTGGTCGCCGTTTTATGCAAACACTGTCTCCCACTATCAGCAAGACCCTCACGATGTGCTTTACTGGGCTTTGGGTTGGCTTGGGAATACCGAAGGTGCTAAAGAGCATCTGCTGAAGTGCTTAGAATATCAACCCCACAATTCTATTTATTTAGGAGACACAAAATACTTTTTTGAGTATCCTGACCAGAAAATTGAGGGTTGGATGACCTTTCCAGAGCTGACCTGGCTTTACGAGACGGCCAAACGGCAGTCAACGATTGTTGAAGTTGGCTCTTGGAAAGGGAGAAGCACTCACGCCTTGCTAACTGGGTGTAAAAATGGTGTAGTAACTGCCATTGATACCTGGGCAGGCAGCATAGACCCACGAGATGACACAAACCGACTCGCTAAACAGGAAAATATCTTGGAAGTATTCAAAAAGAATGTTGGACACTTTCCAAATCTGAAAATCGTGCAGTCTCCAGGAATGGAAGCGGTTAAAAATTAC